GAAAGCGACAGAGAAGCCTGAATGTAATACGTCTGATCGGGATCAGTGATTACAAAGAATTTAATGTCCGTGGCTGACACTCCACCCGGCCAATACCGGGAGAATTTCTGCTCTCCATTTTCGACATACTGACAACCCATGAACACACCAGAGGGCTTGAGCGTTGCAGCGATATACGGAGAAATCGTTGCAAAGTTCGCACCGGGAAGCACAACCGGATCGCCGGTAAAGATGCTATTGGTGGGCGACTGAGCCTGACCCGTTGAGGTCAGAGTAATCATGTCGGTGACGGCTTCGTTATTGTAGCCACCACTTTTCTTACGAGCAGGAATGAAACCACGAAATGCTTTAGTAGTAGACATGTTTCATCTCCTTAGTTGTAGGGAAGTTAGTTCTGAAAAGAAGGTTGTCTTCCCCGTGTTGTAACTGAACGGCTAGAGTTTGTAATAGGCATACGAGAGTCAGAGTTTTTCATCAACTGGGCATTCACAGCATCCATTTGATCATTAGCTTTGTTCTCATAAAACCTTCTCTTAGCCTTAACTTTACCGGCTGGCATTTTGGCTAACGCCAAATCCCCACGACAGACTGCACCTTGATACCGGCCTTCATCCCTCACGGCAGATGAAATTGCAAGTTCGGGAACTTCATCGGGGGTAACAAGTACCCATCCTTCCTGAAGTCTTTTCCCAACATTGAGTACATCATCGGCACCTCTGACAGATATACGTATCCACCGATAAGCCATTCCTTCAGCATCAAACCGGGCTTTCACCGAGTCAGGTACTTCCAGAGCATTAGGCTCCTCAAAGGTCCACTGATCTTCTCTCATGTTGTTCTCACGAACATCGCTACTACGTGATTCATTTCGTGTATTCATTTTATCCTCCACGTTCTAATTAATATCAGTATATTCGCCATCAGCCGAAGTTACCTTCAACTTTTCAGCGGCATACTTTTCAAGTGGGATACCCCATTTGTTAGCAAGATTTACATCTTCTTTCGAAAGCTTAATCTTCCTACCAGAGTTCGGAGACGAGCGTGAAGCCCCCGATACCACTTGAGCAGGTTTGTTCGTGTTTTCCTGCACACGTTCCTGAACTTCTCCAAACTTGTGTGGAAAAGCTTCTTGAATCCTGTTGTTAACTTCGTCATAAAAGTCTTCATCGTCTGGATCATATCCTTGCTCCTTTAGATCAGCATCGATTGCCAAAGCAGCGGCAGTCATAACATTATCCTTACCAAACCACTCATTGTTACCTGCCCACTCTTCTGCACGTCTATCCCTGCGTCTTGGTACAGGTGGCGGTGCTTCTTGCTGAACAGGCTCAGAATATTCTTCAGAGTAACGAGACTTTACTGAAGTTACGTTCTTTAAATCTGATTGGGCATCATTAAGCATTTCCTGTGCTTGCAGTACCCGTTCCTTGTTACCTTCTTCAAAGGCTTCTAGATAAGCCTGACGAGCTAAGTCAATCTTATCTGTTAGCTGCTTCTCAGATGCTTCAAGACTATTTTTACTAACATTGAAAACTTCTTCTTCTTTTTTCTTTAGTGTTTCAGAAAGTTTTCTGTTAGTTTCTAATAGCTTTTCAACTTCTTCTTCACGTTCTTTACGTTGACGAATAAGTTGCCGTATTCTTTTCTCCGCACCTTTGGTTTCAATACCTTCCAGTTCAGGAGTCTCTTCGTTAACTTCTTTCTTGACTTCATCTTTAGCTTCCAGTACAGGCTGTTCCTCTACAACTTCTTCAGGCACATCCTGTTCAATTTCAATCTCAATTTTATCTTCTGCTGAAACTTCAATATCGTTCCAGTTATCTTCTGTAGACATTTTATTCTCCGTTGCTAACGATACAAACGATTTACGTTATTAATATTATACCACACTATACTACTTTTCCCAAATCATCCAGACCCCTTTCCCAGATTAAAAGTTGGATCAAGGTCTTTTGGGTCTTCTACTTTCATAATAACCTGATCATCAAACAAAAGAATAAGCCTAACTCCTTTGTAAAACAACTTGGTTCCTGCATGTTTACCATAGCATACATAGTCGCCTACGTTACACCAAGCTCCAGCAGGGAACTTATCCTTATCCATATAAGCCAAGTCTCCCATTGAGAGAACCTGTGCCACTGTGGTTAGATAAGCCATATCATCTTTGGTAGAATCAGGTAGTAGGATACCACCTTTAGTTACGCTTTTTACCGAGACAGGGCGAACCAAAACATGAAAGCCCGGTATCTTCGGCAATGGTGAAGGATCAGGAGCTTCGTCTACATCAGTAATCCAAAGATCATTTTTGATCGCACCACCCATACTCACTTGTTGCATCTCTTTAGTCATCCTCCATATACATACGTTTTTTAACTATGTCTGTTAAGTTATCTCTGGCCCACTCAAGACTTGAGATAGACCCTACTATTTGTCGGTAATGCGAGTAGTCTTCCGCAGAACCATTTGATAATGTAAGTCTTAGGTTATTAATTTCTTCATTAAAACCATTAACTACTTCATCCCAAATATTCATCTACTTCTTTTTAGAACCCTTCTTGCTATCAGACGACTTCCAAGAGAAGTCATCCCATTCGTTAAGCGCACTGCGAATATTGCGACCGCCTGTAATATCCTGTGCGTATGCATCGCCAAAACTTTTACCAGTATCCTTTACGTGTTCAGGATACCCCTTACCTTTAGTCATCATAATTATTCTCCCTTTGCATTACTGCTAATTGTGTTAAAGCTTCAAGAGCTTTATCTTCCATATCTTTATCATCTTTCATTCTTGCCTCTAACATATCTTTAATTGTCTGGGCAACTTCTCTTTCATTTGCTGCTGTTACTTTAAAATCTTCAAGATCAAGCTTGCCTTCAATGTCTAGTTCTTTAAGACGCTCTTTAGCTTCACGATCAAGTTCTGATTTTTCTTCCTTCATGCTGTTAGCAGCATTAGTCTTGAGAAGATCAATGATCTGATCAGCTTCTTCAAGTTTAAGTTTCTTGGTCTTGAGTTCCATCTCTGCTGCCTGAACCATAGTATCAGACTGTAGTTTCTGTTTCTCAAGTTCAACCTTTGCCTGTTCCAGAGATACAAGCTGTTGTTCAGGAGACTGCGCCTGACCCATTGCCTGATTAGCGTTAAGAATCTGCTGTGCTGCCTGTGCCATGACCATCTCAACAACAGCAGGGTTCTGCGCTTCTTGCGGACTAACTCCCTGCATCATCTGGTCAGTCATACCATTCATCTGTTCCTGATACTTCATAATAGAATGTTCTTGAATGTTAGCCTGAAGTATTGGAGCAATGCGCTGCATGATTGGATTCTTACCATTCATGGGGTCTTCAAGATATGCCATCTTAATCTGGATATGTGCATCATGGTTCTGGCCGGGAAATGCAGCAATAGGCACACCCTTAGTAGCAGCCATAATATCTGATACAGGATCAAGCGGTTTAGGTTCAATCTTGGGTGGGAGTATCTGATCAACATTAGGCATGTTGGCAGCATTAAGGATTGTCCTGTTAAGTTCTTCCAGATTAAACATACCGGGAGGAGACTGCTGCGCCATCTGTAGTGCCATGTTTGCCATCATCATACGATGTGCATTGGATGGAATGTTAGGATCAGATACTGGGATAATATCTACACGACCGTCAAAGTCCTGTTTAAAAATACTACGATCTTCATATGGAACATCATAAGGATATTCTTCTGGAAGATATTCATAGTCAATACGAGCAAGGATTCTAAACTCATCCTTCTGAGACTTGTGAAGCCGTTTATGTATTGCTGAGAAAAACTTGCTGCTTGCTTCCAGCAAAGCCATAGTAGTTCCAACGGGTCCATAAGAGGCAGCATCGGAGATAACCTGCTCCGTGCTGTCCGCAAACTTCTGTCCAGCAGTAGCTACGAAATTCAACATCTGGAATAGAGTAGAGGAAGGCTCTTTATAGGGGAGGGGAACAATAGCCTTTGATAAGTCTATACCAGTTGCTTCAACCTCTTTGAACTCGCCGGGAGCAATAGGTTCGTTGTCACCAACCATCCTTACTCCTTTAGCCTTAAATCCTCCCGGTAGATTTGCAAACTGCCCTGCATCTATCAGCGAACGCATTGCCGCAGTAGCACTCATAGTCAAATTACCAAGGAAGTGTATAAGACCAAGACCGTAAAAACCAAAACCCGGTACAAACCTGTAATGAACAAAGTGTCCTATTTTTTCTTTGTTTGGATCATCTTGGTTATAGTTTCTACGAATACTTAGTATCTGTCTAGATTGACTCTCAACAGTAACAATGTATGGAAGAGGAATCTCTTCTCCTTCAATATCAAGATAGCAGTGCTGTTCCAGCAAGACATACTGAGGATCATTATCAGAGGAGGGAGACAACCCAATGATTGTATCCATCTTCTCTGCAAAGGTTGTAATATTATTAGATGATGGTGTGGGAAGATCAACATCCTGATAAACACCAGCATTAATATCCCGTGCTATTTCAACAGGACTACGATAGATTACATGTGTATAACGATCAGCGTTGGCAAGATCAGTTGCATAGTATGATACATAGAACTGATCAATAGGAATAAACTCAGAGCGGGGACGCTTGGTTGTTGCGTCATAGTACAACTTTTTAAATGCTGATCCAATGATCGGGAGATGGAACAGCATTCTTTCAAACTCATCAAAGTATTCGGGCATCTGCTCCGTTACCTGATAGTTCATAAAGTTCTGAACTCTGTTGGCCTGTAATTCTTTTTCTGCGTTTGACTTGCCAAGTATCTGTGCCTTGACAGGACCGCTTGATGGGAATAGTTCACCGGAAGCTTTGGATTGGAACTTGACTGCTGATTCAATCAGGAGAGGATGTACAGCAGTACATGCACCCTCAAAGGGTTCTGTACCCTGTTCTAGTTTAAGACCAAGAAGATCAAAGCCACTCTCAAACATGGACTCCCATTCAGCACGGGAATCTTTATCTGATTGATAGCTTTCAATAACATCGTTGGCAATATCATTTAGTTCGTCTTCTTCAAGAAGTTCAGACATATCACCGAACCATTCGGCAATATCTTCTGATGCTTCCATCCCCACAACCTGTTCAGAGAAGTCAACAATAACACCACCATCTTCAGGATCAACCTCAAAGGTAGCATTGGACTCTTCCTCCATAGGCATAGCAACAACATCGCCAACCTCTTCTGGCATCATATCGTATGGATTTCTTTCAGTAGCCATTTATTTCCCTATTCAAAATTTGTTCCCTGCATTAATTATAGCACATAATCTGGTAAAGCCCAAATCTTTTATCCAGCTTTAGCTGCCTCTGTTAGACATTCCAGTATGTTGCTCTGCCCTTGCTTACCCTGTCTTCTTCTTCTTCAGGGTCTTCGGGATGCGAGAGGTGCCATGATTCCTTCATGTAGTGTACTGCCATTGTCAGGGCATCTACTTGGTCATCATGGGCTGCATTGGGAAACCGTATAAGTTCTTCAATGAGATCATCTGCCCACTTCTTACTCTTGGGTATCCACAGGCGACCTGCTTCCATGATGGGGCTGGCTGCGTAAACTCTGGATACCTTATCCCTGTCAGGATTATATTCCATTACCGGGAGTCCCGCCCGTCGCATATCCTGTATAAGCGATTGACCGGATGCCTTCTTCTCCACCATGCAGACATCAGGTCTATGTTCATTGTATAGTTTCTGCGCCAGCCGTCGAAGTTCTGGATATTCAAAGCGGCCCTTGATGTTACCAAGAAGTATCAGGTGGGCTGCAAAGTCCTCCCTGCCGTTCTCATCTTGGTCATACATGTAGAATATACCCCATGTTTGTATGACACTGTAGTCAGCGGTGGTACTGGTGGAGAAGGCAGTATCAAGAGTTTGTATTACAAATTCACAGTTGGGTGGGTCTTCCTGATCCCAATCCTGTATCCATCTTTTCTTTATAAGACCACCCTCTTCAGGTGTGGGGTCTTGCATGTAAAGAGAGTTCCAGTACCGGCTTCCGTTACTTGCCTTGATCTCACTCTCGTCCATCCTGAGTAT